TGTTCGGTTCTTTGGAATGCTTCTCTCCAAGCCTTCTCAAGAGTTCTCATCTCAGCGGCTTTCATACCTACTTTTACTTCTGATTCTAACCAGTGTATGAGGTTGTGGTACAAATCGTAGAGTATTTCCTTTGCCATGTCGATATGCTTACCTGTAACTACCCAAACTCCTTCCAACATAGCCATGTGGTGAGCGATAATGTTGGTATAGTTCTGGAGACCCATGATAAAAGAAGCACAGACCCCTTGTTTCTTAGGGTCCATGTTTTCAACCAAATCATAGTAATCGTCAATCGCTTCTATGAGAGCAGGGATGTAAGACCCATCGATTTTGAACATATCGTTTTTAGCGTTCATCGTATATTCTTCACGCATATCTTCTTCTGCATCCAACCACTCCAAATGACTGATTCCGTTCAAATTGCATATTTTATCAGTCAGTCTCTTTTCTAAGTCTTTGAAGTATTCAACAACTTCATCATAAGATACAGTGAAAGAAGGCTGGTTGTGAACTGACATGGCTAAATCGTGAGCCACCTTTCGCTTCATGTCTAAGGTCCAGTTTCTCCAGTAAAGCAGAACTCTTTGGAATATACCTTTGTCTAAAACGTGTTCTTTGATACCAGAGGGAGGGTAAGTTGTAATCCACAATGAAACATCTGACTTGATTCTGATTGTACCTAGTCTCATGTGTTTGGTTAGTATGTTCCTACCTGTCCCAGCGGCGTTCAATGCAGATTGGAGGTAAAGTACAGTGTCTTCTGAGTGTTGATTAGGTTTCAAAAGAATAGACCCTTCATCGAAGTTTATGCCCTTTCTCCCTGCTAATGCACCGGGAGTTTGTATGAGGTCGCCTTCACCATCTCTTTCAAATGAACCAAGCATAGCAGCATCAGTACCTGAAGTATAGTCCAAGCATTCTAAACCTGCATCAGTCATGACTTTTTGAATTGTTTCAAACGCAACTGATTTACCTGTTCTTGTATCTTGAATCCAGAATACACTAACCCTAGGGTCAATATTCGACCCTCCTATGGGTATCCTCACGTAAGGTACAGCAGCCTGCCCTTGAATAAAGAAGAAAGAGAGAAGACCCGGTATTTCGTTGTCTTTCGATACTTGTCTAAAATGCTCTAAGTAACCTCTTAGAATTGGATACTCTTTTACTGCTTCATATTTGTCTGCACTGTGTTCTATCATAGTTTTCCCTCTCACTTATACGTCTTTTCAACTTTAATCGCCTCCTCACTTGTCAGCACATCAATTAGTCTTTGACGTAGAATAGGACCCATTCCTCGCACCTGTTTAAGTGATTCGGGATGTAACATCTCTTCAATGCTACCACATTTGTCTAGTAACTTTTGAACTAAATCTGGACCAAAGCCGGGTATAGCGAGCAGTAAATCTGCTCTCACATCGTTAGTGCTCACCCTAGTTACTGCTTTAGCACCATGGCGACTAGCGGGTTTGTGCATCTTTGCGTGCAATTTAGTGATAAACATGGCCGCCTCGCTATGGTCTTTTGCACGATATACGTGACAGTCAAAATCTGCCATAACTCTTGCAAATATACCAATCACTTGGTTCATCACTTTTGAGTAAGTAGTATTACGACCCTGTGCCTTTGCTATCTTGACATATTTCGCTATGTCTCCGTGAACTACGAGAAACACCCTTTCGCAGTTAGCATCTAAGTTCTCCATTTGCCGCATCAAGTGCCCACTGTAAGTTGATTGAATTAAATCACTCAAACTTTTACACTCCACGTTCCCATTTCCTACTTTGTAGTCACCCATACCTTGTAAGTGGTTTTGCTTTACAACAATACCCTGCTTTTCTGCTAGTCTTACAACTGCATCTTTCAAAGAGCCTCTTTCGTTACTGTCTATAATCAGTGGCGGTACTCTTACCATCATAAGTTCCCCCTTATTTTATCATAAAGCCAAGCAAACGGAATAAGCGGAATAAGCACAATAATCATTACAATTGCAACGATTATTCTGAGTGTTTCACTCCTCTTTTCCTTCATTTATTTTCCTCCAATGGTATCTGCAGTAACCATGTTTCTTGGTGTACCTAAATGCCTGACATTTTTTTTCTTTTGCAGGTAGCGTTCTAAATGAAATACATCTAAAGTCATCTTTTACTACCTGCTTAGCATTACTTCGACAAATGATACAAATCAAGACATATTCTGAATCTAATTCCCTAGCCTTCATCAATCTTTTTGTAGTCTTTACTCTTTTTTCGCATATATCACAGTAAAAAAGACTCATTTTTTCACCTCTTCTGCTATTGCACCAGTTTTATCCCAGTAACGACATTTACCTATACAATGCCCTTTCTGCCACAGCATTTTACAGGTCTGTGGGTAATCTTTGTTCAATATAGTTCCCACTTGATAACGAGTCACTCTTTCATTGAAGTCTGCCCAATTTAAACTTTTGATAAAGCCTATTATTTTATCAGCATGCTCGTCTAACTGCTGTCTCCCTACTCTTTCAAGAGGCATGAAGTTTCTTAATCTCTTTGCAAGGTACTTTACTAACTGTACCCTAGCGTCATGAGAGGGGTTACCACCTTCTTGACATGCTGCTGCATTCAAACATGGTAGAATGATTACACCATCCATTTGTACAGTAGGTAAGTCAATAGCCTTCTCACTAGGGTTGAAGATTTGCAATCTTTCCTCCGGCTTTCTTACTTTCAGTTCTAACCCTTCGCTACCGTATTCTTTGATTCCTGAATGAGGGTCAATTGCCTTGTCTAAAATATAGTCAACACCTCTTTGTAAATCAGATGTCGTCAAAGGTATGCTCCAATACCCTCTTTTAGAATTGTAAGAGTTAGGTATCCTAATCAAACCACTTGTATCGAATGGGACAGTAGGGTCGGAACAAAATAGATTCATTTCCTTTACCCAGTCATTCACCTGCCTTACTCCTGCCTCTTTTATGGCAGAAAGGTGTGAACCGCTACCGGGGACGTAAAGTTTGTCTAGTTTTATCCATACATGGAACCCTCCCCCTGAAAACCAAATTCCATGTGCTATATTTTTTGATAACAAATACTCATGTAGCCTCAAAGTTTGCTCTAAGGGTGCATCTAAATCTATCCTAGGTCTCTTTGAAGATTGGAAATCTATAGCATCAAAATCCATGACAAAATGTCTGATAATTGGAGTTGAGAGTTCAACTCTCTTGTGATGTGGAGCCTGTGTAGCCCTGTAACCATATACAGTAGTGTATGCATTACTAACTCCGTTTTTACCTCTCCAGTAACTTTCAAATTCTACTTGGTCTTTCACAAGTTTCCTAAAGCCTCTGCCCTTTTCAGTTGACAGTTCCAAAACCTCTCTAGGAAAGTCAAAAACAATCTTCATACTACCACCTTGGCCAATGATGCTCTCCACCGGGTTGCCATGCTGGACAATCGTCAGTGAAAGAACAGTATAGACATTTTTTCTGATGAGGTTTAGGAGGAAAGTTTTCTGTGAGATAGGATTCCAACAAGGCCTCCAAATCTCTTTCATTCATCTGGATGTATCTGCTGTTCACCTTTTCATGCTCCCAGTGGTCTACACTCTGCACCTTAGGCTTACCCTTATCGTCAAATTCCATTACTCCCGTAAGATGCCCTCCCGGATACAACCAACCCCAGTGACTTACTGATTTCATAGGATGGTCTGCCTTTTTGAGTAAATCCCAGTAATAAGCCATTTCTTGCCTCATCGATTTCTTCTTGTAAGCGTCATCTACCCAAGTGCTTCTTTTCTTGTCCCACTTTTGTTTCCACTTCCCGGTTTTTAACTCCATCAAAGTAAATGTCCCATCGTCGTTTTCAAAACCACGGTCAATCATACCAGCGAAGTGTAAAGGTATAGTGATTACTTCTCCATTGTGAACTATGTCTTTGTTTACAAAGGCATGAATTGATTCTTCGTTGATTACTGGTAAGAAATTCTTACCTTCTGTAATCAGTAACCTATCTAGTTCCCATTCTAATCTGACTCTAAGGATTGATTCTTCATCTAATTCATAGGGCTCCTCTGGTTCTGGTAAACTCTTCCAAAACAAACCAAAGGCTTCTTCTCTACTACCTTTCTGTAGTAACTTAAGTGCTTTATCCAAAACAGGTCTTACCAAGACATAGAAGTCTTCCATTGCATTGTGAACATTTATTCCACGAATCATGTGGTCTGTTTTAGGACTCTCTCTTTTCTCTATTCTCTTGTAATAATACTGTTGAGGACAAAATGTAAAGTCGCTTGTGAGGCTTGTCTTGGTAATCCTTAGACTCTTCTCATGTCCGGGTGACCAATCATAAGTAGATTTAGAATAAGCCTCGTCTCTCATCTTTATTCCTCCATAACCAGCAACAATAAGGCACAGTAACCCATAATATCTCGGTAAATATCAGCATCATTGGATATACCTTCTGAACCTCTCATTATTCTTGATATCTTGTCGTCCAATCTGACTCTCAGTTGTTCAACAGGGTCTGCTTTAGAAAACAAGCGTAGTGGATTCAATGCACTGTCTCCGTATCGCTTGTTTTTGGCAATCACCATATCTCTCACACTGTTGAACACCTTTTCTATTCCTTTTTCAGTGTTTTTGTTATATTTCTCAGGATTGTTCACAACGAGCGCATAACTGCCCCTTTTGGGACTGTAAATTATCTGTGCTCTCTTTAATTGTGTAAGAAGCACGTTTAATCCGTTCTCGCTTTTACCTTTCATCCATTCTGCTGCTCTTATTTCTGCTAATGTCATAGGACCTGTTTTCAAAGCCCTCAACAAATATTCTTTCAATGTCATTTTCATTTTATCACCTACCAGTACCTTTTAGGGCGTACTGCACCCGATGCTCGCTCGATATCCCATTCAAGTGCCTTGAAAATAGGCTCGATTTTCTTGCGAATTAGTTTTTCATTCATCTTTTCCCAATTCATGGTAAATCCCTCTAATTCAGAAACGTCTTTGTAACCTACTATGTCAGAAAAGCCAGCCCATTCAGGTACTCCTGCGACATAAACCCAAGGAACGCTATCTCCTTCTTTGAAGTGAACTTGATTGAATTTATCTGCTACAAATTCGTTGTAATGCCTTGCTGCTTTTACTCCGGGTACACCTGCATTAGGGGCATAGTCTTTCAGAGCCTTTTGTACCCTAGTTACACCTGTTACATCTGCAATATCTACTTCACCTTTGCTGATTGATACTGCAATCGGTCTTACGAAGTCAATTACCTCTGCTTCACTTGACCCAGAGCAAACCATGGTTAATACGTCTCTTTCTAAATTCCTTGATATCGGTGCTAGAGTAGATATTTTACCAAATCTCGCTGATTTAGGTTTTCCTTCGTCTTCCGGTGGCCAAGAGCAAACTCCGTAGTACAGGTTCTTACCTGCTACTAACCAATAAGGCATGTAGGCCTCAAATTCGACAATCAGATGAGAGGCATTTAACTGCTTTTGTACTTCTGTAGTGAGGGCTTCTGCTAACTGTTGAGCCTCATCGAAAGGGACCTGAACAAACGCTGAGTCAGTGTGCCCATATAGGGCTTGATAACCTTGATTTTCAGACTCTTCTAACAGGAACCTAATTGCCTGCCTTCCGCAGGCCGTGATAGCCCCCGCTATGTCGAAATCTGCCCAGCCCCAATAAGCACTAGCAGTCATTCCGTAGAAAGAGGCCATAACACGCTTTACAGCGAGTTGCATAGTGTTCCAACCTGCTCGCTCTTGCTTTGTTTTAGATTCCTTCATGAGTTTCTTATAGTAGTCTCTTAGTTCAAACATTTCAGTTACAATTCTAGGTAGAAGAGCGTCATCTCTTTGCTCCCAGCAACTACCGTCAATAAGTTGGTGAACATTCTCTTCACCTGCCCTTGATTTGTCTACTTGTGTTTCCCAAGAAAGTGAATGTGATAATATGATAGAAGGATACAGTCCTTTGTAATCTACACAGGCTACCCCTGCATATCTACCCGGTTTAGGAGGGGGAATGAACGCACCTTCGTAATCACGCTTTTCGGCGTCTGGTCTCGTAGGGGCTTTCCACTCAGTTCTTCTTCCAAGAAGGCCTCTAGCAAATCTAGTGACGTTATGACAGGATTGGAAAGAAACGCCGCAGATTCTTTGAAGACTAAAGAAGAAATCTAGTACGTGGTTTTCTTCGTCAATTCTTTTCAGTAATAGGGTATCTTGCATACAATAATCACAGTATTCGTCGAATCTTTCTGTCCAGCCAGTAAAAACATCCATGTCAAACTTACCACCATAGCCCAAAGTCTGTGCGATGAAATCTAGTTTCCTACTCGCTAGTTGTGGTCTACCACTATCCTTCCAAACTCTCTCAAATCCAGAGCCACTATCCGCTGGTGCGGCTGTATCGAAACATAGTCTACCTATGATGGGTTGGGCCGTGCTCTTATACCCTCTCTCGCCTTTGGCAGGCCTAAGAACACGACCCAGAGGACTTAGTCTTCGGAAGTCTTTCATTCGTCTAACCAAGTGAGGTAAATCAGCCCACATCATAGCGTGGGCCACTAATACATCAGGATTACATTCGTCAAGGTAATCTAAGAATGCGTTGTGAATAGCCTCTTCTGAATTGTACAATTTTCTTGTATATGTGAAGTTAGTTACAGAGCCGTCGGATTGCTCGTATTCTACAGTCCTTTCTTCTACTACACACTCCCCGTCAGCGAGGTTTTTCGCTGAGTCAGATGACCAACAGAAAGCGACGCTATCTCCTGTATAAGAATCAGATACTGCCATTACTGTAGTGAAGTCCTCTTTCGGGTCCCACTCCAAGTCAAAGTGCCATACACGAGGTTTCCATTCTGGCATTTTTTTGATGTTGTCTATGAGGTATTGGTCTTTAGAAGACATATCTGCTTCCCAAGTTTTACCAAACTCTCTTTGCATCCCTCTGACATCACTAGATTTAAAGGCGTAAATTTTGATGAGTGATTCACCAGTTTTCAGGGCTTCTGCATAACTGTTCCAATCCGCATAACTACCCGGATACCTAGATAACACCTTATCTATAATTCTCCTAGGGGTGCTTTCCCTTATCCAGAAATAAGGCTGGTAGTTTTCTATGGTTTTCTCTATGAGTTCTCCATCTTCTCCCCTCCATCTTTTGTAGATAAAGGCCATGCCATCGTAGTTAGGAAAGTATTGTTCGATAATCACTCTTCTTCACCCTCCCAACAATCAATACAAAAATCACCGTCAACTAAGTGTTCGGGGAAAATGCTTCTGCCACATATACTGCACCCCATGTCAATCTTCCTCAAACTCTTGGTCCATCACAACTAACAGATAACCTGTATCTGGTTGTTCTATGACTAATACGGTCTCTTCTCCAGTATGGATAGATAAGGCTCCCGGAGGGACTGTTTCTAGCAGCGTAGGTAACCAGTGAGCAAAAGAAGAGTAACTTGCTTCTCCTTTCACTTTCCCATCTGTTACTGGGGCTCTTACGAACATCTTACCCTTTACTTTGGAACCAGCCATAATTGTCATTTCGTGAGCGTCGAACTCTAACTTACAAGAGAACTTACCACCGACTACTTTGTCAAAGTAAGTAGCGGATTGTAAATCATCTCCCATTATTATACCGTGGGAAGTCAAATCAAAGCCTGCCCATTTCTGCCACATGCTTTCTTCTCCAGCATTCACTAACTTCTCTATCAGAGGTAGTTGCAATTGAGATTTCAAGTAGGTGGAAGTGGGAAGTGTGAGTGAAGTTCTTTCTGAGGTAACATGAACAGTGCTACTCTTGCTTCTATGATTCAGAGTGACATTACCTGTCTTTGTAGCCTTCAAGAAAGCCAGTAGTTTAGTCAGATTAGCGATAGGTAGATTTCCGTTTTCCGTGTTCTCTACACTGAGTCTTTTTCTCAGATAGTGCGTATCTTGACCAACTGCTGCTTCTATTTCGTTGTCCTTGACTCTAAACACAATGTCGTTAAGTGAGCCAAAGGCTTTCACAAAGTTGGTTAATTTTTTAATATCTACTGTAAATTGTACCATATAATCACCTCAGGGGCGGGGGAAGGGCAGGATAAGGAAGTGAAACAAAAAACCCTTGTCTTACTATGCTACCGAAAGATATGCCCTTTTTATTCGACAAACCCCCATGAGTATCAGAGTGAACCATCCTTCAACTCAGGGAGGCCGAACCACTCAGCCTTCTCTCCTTCTTTAGTGACAAAGTAGACTCTCTTCTGATTCTTCAAATCAGGATTAGTTTTTGATTTGAAAAAGCGAGCGACATACCTTGATTCACCAGTGTATTTACCGTCTGCTCCTCTAACCATATTCTCAGTGCACCAAACAATCTGAAACATATCATTAGTGGCGTTCTTCTCCCAAGCAATCTTCCATCCGTCATATCCGAATCTACCTTCCTTGTCTTCTTTGAGATGTGTTTCCCAATAAACATCGATTCCGAGTAGGTTTAATTTCTGACAGAGAGCAGTGAGTTGTTTGAATCGAGTAGTTCTTATCCCCCAGTTCCAACCAATCTCTTGG